TGCGTCTACCCCCGGTGTGATTAACCTAGACGGGATCGACTACTGCCACTACGCTGTCTCAGGTGTATCTGGTCGGGCTTTGTCGTCAATCCACCACGGGTATGACCTTACGGTTAAACGTCACACTTCGACTACCGTAGGCCACAGCCATCTGTTCGACTACCATGTGAACCGTGATAGTAGTGGACGTGTTAGGATGGGTCTTGTGGCTGGTGTTTACCAAGACTATCGTAGCCCTTGGGCAGGTGACATCAACTCGTTCTGGACCGCTGGTGTAGCTATCTGCGGTAATGTAGAGAACGGTGTTTACGACTTCCAGTGGGTCAGTATCGACACCATGAAGAGGATGTATTCGTAATGTTTGACTTGGAGAGCAAACTTAATGCCCTGATAGAAAACTATGGGCTTGCATTACTCCTTGAACAGAACGATATCTCTGAGTATGTTGTCGTCTTGTTTCTTGTCGAAGAGGGTTACATTGACCTAGCCGACTACTTCAACCTTGATGCTGAAATGGAAGAATGGAAGAGGATCGAAGAATGATTAGTGGTGAGGATATCGAAGCGTTCTTGGATGAGAAGCGTAGGGCTGATCTTACGCTCAATGCCTACCAGAAAGCTGCACGACGTACGGCTATCTACAAGGACAAGATCGTCTACCCAGCTTTGGGTCTGTGTGGTGAGTCTGGTGAGGTAGCTGAGAAGATCAAGAAGTTTCTCCGTGACGGAGTTATGAACGACAAAGAAGTGGCTAAGGAGCTTGGTGATGTGCTCTGGTACATTGCGAACCTAGCCGAAGACCTTGGGTACGACCTAGCTGAAATCGCGGATATGAACCTTGAGAAGCTAGCAGATCGTGCCAATCGAAACGTAATCAAAGGAAGCGGAGACAACCGATAATGAGCAACCACTTGCCTACTGACTACCAAGCCTTCATTCATACTTCGCGGTATGCCCGTTGGCTTGAAGAAGAGAACCGCCGTGAGACTTGGGCTGAGACTGTCCATCGTTACATGAAGAAAGTAGTGTCCCCTCTGACCTTTGCTTCTGATCTTGAAGCTTACGAACAGATTGAACAAGCTATCCTTGGCCTTGAGATCATGCCTTCGATGCGGGCGCTTATGACTGCTGGTCCTGCCTTGGATCGTGATAACACCGCTGGCTACAACTGCAGCTACCTCCCGGTGGACGACCCCAAGTCCTTCGACGAAGCTATGTTCATTCTGCTCTGTGGCACTGGCGTAGGCTTCTCCGTTGAGCGTCAATACGTCTCTAAGCTGCCTGAGGTTCCCGATCAACTCTTCGTTGCTGAGGACGTTATCGTAGTCCACGACAGCAAAGAGGGCTGGGCTAAGTCCTTCCGTAAGCTGGTTGCTATGTTGTACGCAGGGGAAATCCCTACGTGGGACACCTCGAAGGTCCGTAAGGCTGGCGCTAAGTTGAAGACCTTTGGTGGTCGTGCCTCTGGTCCCGGTCCTCTGGAAGACCTCTTCCGCTTCACCGTGGCTATGTTCAAGGGTGCTCAGGGGCGTAAGCTCTCGTCCATCGAATGCCATGACCTGATGTGTAAGATTGGTGAAGTTGTCGTTGTGGGTGGTGTACGCCGCTCTGCCATGATCTCTTTGTCGAACCTGTCGGACGACCGTATGCGTCATGCCAAGTCTGGCAACTGGTGGGAAGGTCAAGGTCAACGTGCTCTGGCTAACAACTCTGTGGCATACACTGAGAAACCCGACATGGAAACCTTCATGCGTGAGTGGCTCTCTCTTGTCGAATCCAAGTCTGGTGAACGTGGTATCTTCTCTCGTCCTGCCAGCAAGAAGCAAGCTAACAAAAGTGGACGACGCAATGCAGACTATGACTTTGGCACTAACCCGTGCAGTGAAATCATTCTTCGCCCGTACCAGTTCTGCAATCTCACAGAGGTCGTGGTTCGCGCTACGGACACACTTGAGGACTTGGAGCGGAAAGTAACTTTGGCTACGATCCTTGGTACCATCCAAAGCACCTACACGCACTTCCCATACTTGCGTAAGATTTGGCAAAAGAACACTGAGGAAGAGCGTCTCTTGGGTGTGTCGCTGACTGGGATTATGGACAATAAACTCCTCGGGCCTACCAACGCAGGTCTCGACAAAACTCTGAAAAGGATGAAAGATGTCGCTGTTGCTACTAACGCTGAGTGGGCTGAACGCCTTGGTATTCCTGCTTCTGCTGCTATCACTTGCGTCAAGCCGTCAGGCACAGTGTCCCAGTTGGTTGATTCTGCCAGTGGGATTCATGCTCGTCACTCAGCCTATTATATTCGTACTGTCCGTGGTGATAACAAAGACCCTCTGACGCAGTTCATGAAGGATCAGGGTATCCCTAACGAACCTTGCGTTATGAAGCCTGAGACGACAACAGTGTTTAGCTTCCCACAGCGGTCTCCTCAGGGTGCTATCACTCGTAACGACATGACCGCTATTGAACAGTTGTCGTTGTGGCTTACGTATCAGCGTAATTGGTGCGAACATAAACCATCTGTGACTGTTACCGTACGGGATCACGAATGGTTGGAAGTTGGTGCTTGGGTCTATAAGTACTTCGATGAAGTCTCTGGTGTATCATTTTTGCCACACTCGGACCACACCTACCAACAGGCACCCTATCAGGATTGCAGTGAACGTGAGTACCTTGACGCTCTTGCCCTGATGCCTGAACGGATTGATTGGACCAAGCTGAGTGACTACGAGAAGGAAGACATGACCAAGAGTTCCCAGACGTTTGCTTGTAGCTCTGGTGTCTGTGAGATTGTTGACCTAACCTAAGTTAGAGCTTGCTCGCTACGCTGCGCTAACGTTAACACATCCTGAGCATGATGTTAAAAAACTGCTCATTTGTTAACATAAAGGAACGACACAATGCCTGCACTTTATCCTTTTCTAGACTTCCTCATGCTAGGTATCCTAGTCTTTGTCGCCTATAAAATCATCAAGTTGGATTAAGTAAATGTTAGAGAAGCCACGGGGTAAGCGGACGACAAAGTACAAGGGAGCACCCGAGGAGGCTACGTCTCGTACGGTAAGCCTAGTTCCCATGAACGACAATCAGAAGCTTTACATTGACGCCCTCAATAGCCACCAACAGATCATCGTCTTAGGTCCGTCTGGTACAGGTAAGACTTACATTGCAGCATCGTACGCAGCCAATCTGTACATTCTCCGTAAGATCGACAAGATCATTATCACTCGCCCTGCAGTATCTGTCGGCAAGTCCTTGGGTGCTCTACCGGGTGACATTGGGGAGAAGTTTAGTCCTTGGCTGTCACCAGTGTTGTCGGTCCTTGAGGAGCAATTAGGTAAGGGTGTCGTCGAAACTGGAATCAAGAACGGTAACATTCAGATGGCCCCGTTGGAGTACATGCGTGGCAGTTCCTTCAAGGATGCGTTCGTACTAGCAGATGAGTGTCAGAACCTAGACGTGGCTCAGTTCAAGATGCTAGTGACCCGTATTGGCGACAACTGCAGATTGGTGATGAATGGTGATATCCGTCAGTCTGACATCAAGGAACAGTCAGGTCTGTCTAAGGCGATACACTTGGCTAAAAAGTACAGCATAGATGCCTGTGTCGTTGAGTTTGGTATTGACGACGTGGTACGTTCTGATATATGCCGACAGTGGTTGGAAGCTTTCTACAAGGAGAATCTCTAAGATGGCTAAATGGAAAGTTGTAGAGAAAGACGAAGGGTACGACCTCAGTGAACACATGGAAGACGTAGATAACGTCAATAGCCCTGACCATTACAACACAGGGTCCATTGAGTGCATTGAGTACCTTCAGGACAACATGTCTTGGGAAGGCTTTACGGGATACCTTGAGGGCAACTGCAAGAAGTACCTGCACCGTTGGCGCTACAAGACGAAGCCTCTGGAAGACCTAAAGAAGGCACGTTGGTACCTTGATCGTCTGATTGAAGAGCTAGAGGGTCCAGATGAGTGACGTAATCATGTATGGCTCTCTCTTCTTCGTAGCCTTCGTTGTCGTCTTGCTCTGGGTTCTTAGCGAAAGCGACTAACGCAAAACAAAAGGGGAGCGCAAGCTCCCCTTAAGTCATTCTAGAGTGTAACGTAGGTTACTTGCCCTTAGCCATAGGCTTCTTAGCGGCAGGTTTAACCTTCACAGTAGCCGAAGCCTTAGCACCTGCACCAGCTTTGCCTTTAGCAGCGCCTTTAGCTTTCATTCCCATCATCATTGTAGTTCTCCTTACTTCTTTTTCTTTTTGATTACATCAGCACGGTTAGGTGCTCCAGCAGGGACTTTAGCTCCTTCAGGCTTAGGCTTACGACCCAGATTAATGTTGCCGCTAGAAGAAATCTTAGCTGCGTCCGTCGCACCGTTGCCAGTGAAAGCGTTCTTGATAGCAGTTACGATAGCCATACCGGGGACAGGCGTACGGCCCTTAGGCTTAACCTTGTTGTCGGCACTACGCGAAGCACCTGAAACAGCCGACTTGGGTTTGGTGTTGGTCGTCATGTACTTGCTCTGCCGATCTGTTAACCCCACCCCGGTCAACCCAACTTCCCTGAGTGACGTTCTCTGGCTATCCGTCAAGCCAGTGGTCGGTTTAGATGCAGCCGCTGGTTTAGCCTTAGGGCGAATGGACTTCGTTGGTGCAGACGAGGTAGGTTTAGAAGCAGCCTTAGTCTTAGCTTTAGGGGCTGCAGCGGGAGCCTCAGCTTTGACACCAAACTTACGGGTTTTCACCGCCTTGCCAAAGCCATCCTTAACGATGTTCCCTTTGGAGTCCTTCATATCGACCCAAGTGAAGTCTTTACCTTCTTTGTAGTTGTCGTTATCACGAGCCATAGTTATTTGCCTTTCTTCTTAGCTTTACGAGCAGAGCTAAGTGCAATCGCCACAGCCTGCTTCTGGGGTTTACCTGCCTTCATCTCTTTCTTGATGTTAGCACTGATCGTCTTCTTGCTTGAGCCTTGCTTGAGGGGCATGACCTTCTTCCTCGTCAGTTGTCGTGTATTCTGTGTCGTCATAGGCATTAAGATTTACGCCCTGCGCTAGAGTTACGCTTGAAGGAACGGTTCTTCGAGGGAGCCTCAGCCTTAAGGTTACCCATACGGTTGTCGCCTGTACGGTTGTTCTTGTGGGCTACGTCCTTACCGTCACCCTTCGACACCTTACCAGCCTTCTCCATCTTACGTCGTGCAGCATTGTTTTCCGCACGTTTCTTCTTGGCTCTGTCGGAGGAGTGGTAGTTCTCGTACTCTGACTTATAATCTCTAGCCATCACCACTTCACCTTATCTGCCCAGTACGCTGCACTCATCTTACCCTTAGCGATGTTCTTAGCGTGACGTGCCTTAAAGGACTTCTGACGTGCCGTAGGTTCTTTATCACCCGACACACCTTGTTGACCAAAGCGGATAGTCTTCACTGTGTCACCTTCTTTAGCAACGACAACATGGGACTTGGTAGGGTGGCTAGGGGTCTTCTTAGGCTTATTGAAACCTGAGACACCAGCACGTTCAAGGCGAGGGTCTTTAGCCATCTTACTTCTTCCTTGCAGTCTTTGCGGATTCCTTGAAGGCTTTAGCCGTAGGAGCACCTTTAGTCCCCGGCTTACGCATCTTCTCTCCCGAACCCTCAGCGATACGCTTACGCTTAGCGTTAATATTGGCGTAAAGACCTTTAGCCATTGCTCTTCTTCCTCGTGAGTATGTTAGTGATCCAACGACCAATCTCGTTAGGGCTAGGGAGGAGCCATCCTAAGATCAGGAGTAAGATGACCCACGGCTGTACTTCATTCACTGTTACTTCGTCGACACTTTCTGCAGACACTTTAGCTTCTACGGACTTAATGTCACCACTCTCGGTTCTCTGTTCGACATTCTTTGTCGTCCCGATAGTCTGGCTATTTGTCTTCCCCGCCTGAATGTTGGCTGCTACGTTTGGTCCACCTCCCTTCATAAGAGATAGAGGACTCATACCACAACCCGTTAGCAGGCTTGCCGACAAGACAATAGCAGTCAGGTTAGCTTTAAGGTTACTGACCCAAGCCACCACCGACCACCCATGCTACTATTGACGCGATGAAGCCACCGCCAATGATCCAAAGAATCTTCGACAAACTGTTGTTTATGTTACAGACGTTTCTGTCGATCTGGTCCACCTTTTGCTCAAGGAGAGCCAAACGTTTATCCATCTCAGCGATTTCCTTTTGAATGGCTTCTGCGTCCATTTCATCCCCCTATCTGAAAGCTCTAGTTTACTGTACCATATTGTTAAGAAGACGAAGCTCAGGCAAAACATCCACTAGCTCACCGTCTTTAATGGTCCAAACATGAAGCAAATCGTCGAGGGTAGCGGGAGAAGCGGAGCCTGCAATCTTAGTGGAGTCTGCTACAATGGTGTAGTTTTTCTGCTTATCGTTTGGTTTAGGCTTAGTAAAGATGCTAGTCGGCTTCACATCGTCCATCTCACCGTAGTAGACGATATTCTTCCCTTGATAACCACCTTCTTTAGACCGAACAAGGCCAGAACGAATCATGTCTTCAACTTGACTTTCGCCAGTCAGACGTACAGCGTAGGGTTTTGTCGGTTTGTCAAGGCTGGTTTTGTAAGCACCTTCACCACGGAAAACATTATCAGTTCTGACTACAGTACGGATGTTGTTTGTGGGCGCAGCTTTAAGAACCTTAGACAAACCTTTACCTACAAGGCTTACTGCGGGTATGGCGGAAATAGCCCCAAGACCAGCTTCTGCCGCACCTTGAGCAATAGTAGCCGGGTCACCGCTTT